TCCAAAGATTGTTTCTCTTTTCGTCGGTTTTGTTTAATTGGTTAAGTTTTGCCTTGATGGCGTTTAAATCTAAACTCATAGTTTATTCCTTTAATTGTTTATTTATTTATTTATTAATTATATTATATATATTTAAATCGTTAATTCAAAGTAATTGTTTAATTTTTTTATTGTTTTTTTATAGTGTCCCAATCCACGTCCCAATCATAATCTCCGCCACCCATGACAACTGCTGATGCCATTACTGTCCAATCCCCTCCTTGTTGATCCGTTCCTTTTAAATCACCGTGCCAAGTATAATTATCTACTTGATCTTCTAACTCATAGTCATCAAAGTCAATGTTAACTGTAGTACCATTATCATCATATATAACATTGACATATGGTAAAGATCCTTTGATGTCGATTACTTTGTCTTTTGGTGGTTGTGATTCTTGTAATAAGGGTTTTAATTTGATCATGACATATATAAATATTGTTTAAAATGATATTCTTGTAAAATATGTTAATGCAACAATTTTATATCCTGGGTTAGCAGTTAATATAAAAGAATTTTCATATTTAGGCCAATATAATTGAAAACTTTTGTCTAACACTCCGTTATTTTGTTCTATAATTATTTCATTTAGAGCATTAACGGTATATAAAGTATTTGTTTCTTTTTTTCTATGTATCGATATGGTATTTTTACCTCTGAAGCCGGTATCTTCTGCATTATATGTGCAATATAATTCATGTTGTTTATTTGCGTTTTCAAATACAAATATTCGGTTCTCTGGTATACTAAAGTTTTGTTTGATATATTCTATTACGATATCAAGATTATTGCGATGTGCAAATGTGCATAGTAATTGTGTTTTCACTAATTATCCTTTCGAAAAAAGCTCCCAATAGTTAACTTTAATATCTGCTCCAGATACTGCAACGTTTTTTAATATATCTTCATCAGTTAAGGATTCTAAATCTACTTCAAATGTATAAATATTAGCAGGATCTTTATCTATTAGATTCATAATATAACCATGATTTCCAGGTTTTATCATGAATTTTTCAGTTATTAATCTTTTAAATATAGCTGCTGCACCTTCTGTTGAAGTATAACCTTCTTGTAAATTTAAAGTAATTTTTAATTCATTGATTTGTTCAAACATTGTTTTAAACAACGGAAATCGTTGCATTAATTCTTGTTTATTTTCTAAAACATCTAAAGCCATTAAACTATCAAATGAAGCTATCATGTCTTTTGCGTAAAAATCAGTATCTGAATATACTTTTTTTTCTTCTGAAAATAAATTTGTTAATGTTTGTATTCCAAATAATATTGATATTATTCTTCTAGATTCTTTAAATTTTGAAAACCGGCCTAAACCAATTCGTTTTTTGTGTGAACTGTAACTTTTAATTTCTGCAGGAACTCCAGCTATTTTTAAATCTGGGTTATCATCTCCTCTTAAATCTTCAGTATCTTTAGGTGGATTTTGATATTGATACAACCAATATATTGATATTTCTCCTTTACCAACATTACTAAGATTCATTGTTTCTGGCCATAGTGTTTTAACTATTTCTGCATCATCAGGGTGTAATGGTAACGGTCCTGCATTAAGTACATAATTACCTGTAACTTGAGGTATAGGTTCCTCCTCTTCTAATCCCAGTCTGCTACGAATTGCACTATCATAATCGTCTGATCGTTCATTTAATTGTTGTTTTTGTTCTTTTAATCCTTTTGATTGATTAACAATATTATTAATAGCCGACTTATTTAAATCAGTTTTTTCTACTAATACATCTCGCAACACTTCATAATCTGAATCTGTTTTGGGATATCCTGAATCTAAACGATACGTCCATTCAGTTAAAATTTTATGCATATCTGTCATAACAATATAGTTTTCATTTTACTATAAATATTTCCTACTTTACATTTAACCGGGAAATTTCCAGATTCTAACGAATTTTTAATATCAGGAAGCACGTATTTAGCTTCTGATATAGGAACATCAAATAAAATAGAGTCATATGTATATAATATCATACACGTTTTACGACCGATTAATATGTCTTGAACTTTATCTAATTTTTGCACAGATACTTCTGTTTCTACTGCTTGTAAATAATAATTAAATAATTTATTTGCGGTCATATTCTTTAAAAAGTCTGAATTAAGACGCCTTTTTAATATTGGGGTTTCTATATACTTTTGCCGCTTCCATTTATCCCACAATTCATATATCATCGAATTTACTTGTTTAAAAAATGGAATTGATAAAAATTCTTTGTCTATATTACCATATAATAGTCTAAATGTTATTTGTTTGCTTTTTTCATATTGTTCTTTAGTTAATGTTTCTACACCAAAATAAAATTTACCAAAATATTCATGTATAGATCCATGTGGTAATTTATATCCTATTAATCTTGCAATAAGCCGTACATGATATGCATCAAAATCCATTTCAACTAAAGCACCATCTTTAAATCTGCTACAAAATGCATCTCTAGTGCCATCTGTTTTGTTCATTGCTGCAAAATTAAAGCCTCTGAAAGCATTTGACGGTCTTCCTGTTGCTGTATGATAATGATATTGAGAATAAACATAATCATTATTTATTAATTCAGGCAATTTAAACGAATTTGTTACTTTTAATCCATTTTGTTCTATATCAGCAAATACTTTAGGATATATGCTATTGAATTGTTTATATGAATCTGATAATTTTGAGTTTATTATCATTGGCCATGCATATTTTCTTATCTTTTGACACATAGACAAATGTTGTTGCATTGGAACTATACCATTTACTTGTGGTAAATTAGAATGTCTGCGCCAATAAAATTCATGAGCTGGTGTGGGATAATGTGATTCTTCATATGACTCTCCATAGGTGTACCACCACAATGTTTTTACATCCCATACAGCATCATTTCCACCTATTTGTAGCCATTTCTTTTTGTCATGAACAAAGATGTCTTTTAGTTGTAAAAAGTCGTGTATATACTTGCGAAAGCCCCTTACTTGCTCTGTATGATGTATTGGAATTATAACTTCTATATCATTTTCTGAATATATGTATATTGCGGATAAATTTGATGTAGATACATGGTGTTGCGAGTTACAAAATATGGGTACTAATAAAGTTTTTTTATTTTGTATATCTTGCAATATTGCAGTAACTTCTTCGTCATGATCCAGTATCATATATTAATAATAAGAAAAAAAAGTTAAATAGCCGAATTGTTAATATCTTTTGGTACTATATAATCAATATCATTATATAATTCTAATGGATTATTTAATATATTATCTATATCAGAAATTGTAAATTTTGCTGCTTTTATTTGTCGATTATTTTGACTAATAACTCCACGTATTAGAGTGGGCCCATCGTATTTATCTTCAATGTCACCAGTTATATACCAATTTAATTGAATTCCTATATACATTTTGTTATCAATCGATCCTTGTTTCCAATTTTTATAAGTTTTATCAGAAACTTCCAATATTAATTGCTCATTTACTTTTTTAAGAAAATATCGAATTATAAAGCCTGATTGTTTATCAGATTCGGTAATCATAGGTTGATATTTTGATACTGGTTTAGTACTGATATTTATAGATTTTAATGAATTATATACTGTATTTATGGGAGTATCTCTCTCTACATATGGAATTAGTTTAATTGATTGTTTACTAGACCACTTCCCACCCGTATATGTTTCGCCGGTAGTATATAAATGATATAATCCTATATAATTTGTTCCGTCTTCATACATTAACAACGAGCCAGTAGTATATAAATTATTACTTATTTCATCTGCTGTATAAAAAAGTTTTTTTCTCATTAGTCTATACTCGGCCGCATTATACATTTAACATTTGTTGTCCATTCACCATTTGTGGTTAAATTATGTGATACACTAATTACACTAAATACAGTATTTACTCTGTATCTTAATGGTAATGCATCAAATTGTAATACATCTCCATATCTAAATCCATTAATACCATCTATTTCAAAATTAGCAGTAAATGGAAATATTGGAGCTGATAATAAATTGCTAACTCGGATATCATCAGTTGGATATTTAATATATTGTATTAATGCTTTATATAAAGCATGTTGTTTTTCAATTACTCCTTTATGGTTTCCGTATATTCTACGAGCATCTTGTAGAGTTTGTATAGACTTTGTATGTCTCTTTCCATATTCTTTATATGCTTTATTAATACTATCTACATCTTTCTTTTGATACATAAAATTCATATATGGAGATATTTCTTCTTCTGATATATCTTCTCCTTTTTGATTTAATACATATGATAAATTTTTTACAGATTCTGGAATTGTTGCTGATAATGAAAAATTTCGTACTAATGTTCCTTTGCCAGTGTCTTGATATAATGGTATATGATATGGCTTTATCACTACAGTATCTGATTTAGATTTACTTTTAACATATTTTCTGTCAGTATATAGCAACATATCTGATATATCAGGATGTGTCATGACAGACATACTTATTGCTCGGCCTGTAGCATAACTTATTTTATTACTAATAGAACTTAAAAATGTTTTTAAATTAAATCCTCTACTGCCTCCTTTAGAAATACCCCCCTTTCCATCTTTACCTATAATAATTTCTCGTATAGTATTTATGTTAATAAAAATTCTAGTAGGAAATATTACATTATCATCAGACGTTGTTACATTTCCATTTGCGTCTGTTTCTTCTATTTTTCCAGCAATACCTTTCCAATCGGCCATACGTGCTGTTTTCTGTAAGTCATAATAAATTGTTGTTCCGTATTGATTAACTTGACGAGTTGAACGATCAAGAAAAAGATTTCCAGTTCCACTAGGATTAGGTAAAAATAATATTTCTTCTGGATTACATGAAGTTAAATGTTCGTAATAATTGCTAAAACATATGCTATCATCACAATATATATTAGCAGTAGGTACTTTTTTATTTATTTCTGTAAGAATATTATCATTAATATATTCTATTAAATATCCTAATGTTACATACTGTTCATAATGTTCATTGGTAAGAACTAATGGAGGTGAAAAAGAGCCTTCTTCTTGTGGTGGAGTTTGTGGTGTTGTATATCCATGTATAATAAATGAATCAGTATCATTTTCGTTGATACCACGTGGTTGAAATAATATCGATTCAACTCCTCCAGGACTAATTAGAAATCCGAGTTCTCTTTCATTTAGTGCTATATCCATTTTCACAGTATCATAAAATGCATCATAAAATTGTGAAGAACTTGTGGAAGCAGTTTCGGTTTGTTTTAATTGTGCTATTATATCTGGAGTAGCTCCCATTGCAGAAGCAGATGCTATTAATTCATTACCAGATACACTCATTAATATACTACCACTGTCTATATTTTCTAAAATCTCTCGTTTTCTTTCAATATCAACCTTTGGATCTAATACAGGATTTTGATTAGGCTTTTTATCTTTTTGTTTTTTTGCTTTTTCAGATTGATTATTATTCATATACATACTAACTTCTGTATATACATTACTCGTTCCAGTCAATGACAATGTTGCATCTATAGAACCATTTGCTTGAAATGAAAAATCAAATGATGTTATTAATCCTTCAAAAAAAACTTCATTCATTTTCGGCCAAACAGTCTTTTTTTCTGGAATAAAAATATCTGCGCCTTCTTTTTTTTTCTTTTTAAGCGATTTAATTAATTTATCTTGAGCTACTTCGATTGATTTTTTTATATCTGGTAATATACCTCCAGTTTCATCTCTAGTAATTACAGCCGATTCCGGATGTACTATTTTAATACGAACAAATCTGCCTGGACGAAACCATGTACTTTCTATATTATCTAAATCTCTCTTTGGATTTGGAATAGATAATGCAATAGATGCTTTATTTAATAAACCCATTGAGTGATCTCCAATTGTTACATCAACAGTTGTTGCATAAGGTCCTACTCGTTTAGATTGATCATCAAAATGAGTTGAAACTAATTTCGCTGCTCTTCCTTCATCATTAAATTCTATGTTATCTATCGTATATTTTTGATCTTGTAAATATCCTTGATGAATTTTGTCAAATTGATCTGTTATTTGTCCATTTGGCATAAATCGGCCGGATCTTGTTGTATATCCTCCGAGTCTGCCAACAATATCAGACTTACTATCAGATTCGTCATATGCAGTTATTTCAACATTTGCAATTTTTTCGATCATATATTGCAAATCTTTTGTAGTTTTACTAAACATTCCAGCAGCTGCTCGTGTATCTAATTCACTTCTTAAATTCGAATCAACTTCTGTATATAATATATTCATAACTATCTTTCTGAATTTAAAATATTAATATATTCTCTAATATTTTGGTTTGGTGGGATACGTAGTCTAGTATTTCTTGGGACAATTAACGAACCCTTTCCTAAACCATTACAAGCTGCAATCAACCACCACAATGACGGATTTTCATAAAATGTTTGGGCTAATTTATCTAATCGCTCTATTGATGTTGTTTTGATATATATATCATCATCACTAATAGGAATAACCGGCAAAATTGTTGAAGCAAATCTGCGTTTACCAGTATCATCATTTATTATATCTGTTATAGAATATCTCATAATTTAATCTTTAATTTTATCCGGGTTCTCCCCATTAGCTAATTTTATCTGCGTCTATTTGGACTCCAGCAACATCGTTCACTTCCTTTATAGGAGTTTGTTGTTTAATATTTTGTGTATATGTATTACCTTTTCCTTCTTGGTCTGATTTTAACGTATTTTCATTAGTTGGGTCGCCGTCTTTATCTGTTTTAAGTGCATCGCTTCTTCTTTTTGAGTCTTTATCTGATTCTAAAGTGTTAGGTTTATTTTTCCCGTCTTTATCAGTTTCTAGTGTAGGTTTTTCAGCAACTGACATAGCATCACTTAACCAATTATCTTTACCTGGTTCTGGGAGTCCATCTTTATTAAATGATTTAGCTAAAGTATACATATTACCACCTTTCTGCGGTAAATAATCAGTTATCATATATAATGTCATTGATACTTTAACACTATGCGGTACTTGCATATTAGTTGGGTCACCTTCTATATTAATTTCCCATGAGGTATCTGTTCCTGCTAATTCATATCCTAAACTACTAATTAATGCAGGTTGTTGAACAAATAAATCTCCTACTGTTATACGCATCCATGGTGCAGTTAAACCTAATTGTGTCGGATTATATTCAGGTGCAGTATAACTTGCTAAAAAGTTTAATTTTCTCCATATGGGTTTTAATTCATCTCGATCTGTTGCATGCACCGTGAATCCTATAGATACATCTCTAGTATATCCACCATAATGATAATTTGGATCAGCTCTACCTATCATATTTACTTGACTATATGCAGCATTAAAATTATCAGATACTGATAAATCAGTGCAACGAAATGCAAATATGTCATCAGTATGATGAGGTTTTTTAAATTCATTAGCTGTTATTTTAGGGCCAGTGATTAAAAATTTAATAAAATCATTAGTGCGGCCGGCTTTTCTCATAGATCGACCTAACAATTCTCCAAATCCACTTCCAGGAACAAATGCATCAGGCCTCCATTGGTATGCATGATTTAATCTACGCTGACCAAAGTCAATAACATTAACTTTATCTCCTCTAAATGGCGTAGCTTTTTCTATAGGGTTTATAGTAGCTATAAATTTTCCTACTTTTTTCGTTTTGCCTTTATTTTTACCAAATTTAAATTTTTTTTCTTTTTTCCATCGTGTAGCTACTTGGCTTCGAGCAGTAAAATCATTTCTAAGTGCGTGAGGATCGCCAGGGTCGCCCATTCCATAACCGAGCTTACCAGGTGCATTTCTATTAAAAATTGTATATGCACCACCTGGAGCTATTGTAGCTGCAGAGTATAAGGCAGCTCGACCTGAGCCACGTAAAACTGCAGATGCACCATCAAGTCGTTGATTTAAATATGAATTTGCATTTTCACCATCAAATGTAACTGAATTAGATTCAATTCCTATAATTGGTGAAATTCTGCTTCTAAAATCTTGAATTTGTATTCCTGGTAGTTTATTTAATGAAACTAATGGTAATGAAGTATATTGTCTATATACCGAGTCTTTACCAGATCCAAGGGTATTTAATAATGGATCTGAAATAACTGATGGTACATGTAAAAAAGATGCAGCTGCTCGGCCTGCCTGTCTTTTTAATTTTTCTTCTGCACTCTGTTGAGTCATGTTTGTAGTTGTTATATTAACAATATATGGATCTGGTAGTGTAGATGATAATGAAAAAATTGGTGCACTTGTTATAGGTACAGTTCCCCCTATCCCAAATACAGATGTAGGATTAAATCCTGGACTAACAGGAAGAGATTGTGATGGTCCTATGTTAATTATATTTTGTTGTGGCATTAAATTCCTTTATTTATGCAAATGCTCCATTATTTCCTCCCTGACCGCTGAATAATAAATCTGGTACTATTTTTATTACTTGCTTTTCTTTTAATACATTATAAATTGCATTTGCTATATCCATTCCAATTTGTTTAGAATCAATATTAGTTCCTGAATTTGATATCGCATCAAGTATAGGGCCTCCGTCTTTGCCACCTACTAATTGATCTCCTGGATGAAATGGTGTAATTTGGCCTTGGGAGAAAATAAAATCTTCTGCAGCTTCATTTACATTAACTTCGCCAGTTGTAGAAACACCAAAAGTTGCATCTGACGCAGCAATAACTCCTGTAAGTTTTTCAATCACATCTTTGTTTCCTGAAAGAATTCCTTGGTATTCATCAAATAGTTTTTTTGATTCTTTAGCTATTGAGTGGAATGTTTTAGCTTCTCCAGCAATAACAGCCATGGTTTTACTTGGAGCTTCAATAACGTCAGCAAAATCTGTCATTCCTTTTATCAAACTTTGTGAAATATCTTGTGTTGTTCCAGCTGGTATTGTTTTTATACCATCAGTTATCATTAAATCTTTTATATCTGATAATATATCTGGCGTTTGTCGTTTATCTTCAGTTTCCTGTAACTCCTTTAGTTGGCCTTCTGTTGCACCCATTGCCTTGGCAGCTGAAATTAATTCGTCTCCTGTTTTATCAAATAAAGCGTCGCCACCTGGTAAATCTTCTAATATAGATTTTTTCTGTAATGCTCTAGATAATGCAGCTTCGTCCATACCTAATAATTGACTCATTTGTTGTCTAGCAAATAAATTATCTTTTAATGTGTCACCTTCACTTTCTAATATGTCATTTAATACATCTGCTTGATCTGATGCTTTTCCTGATAAGGTTGCAATCCGATATTTATTAGTTAAACTTTTTCCGTCATTATCAACTAATCGTTTACCACTTAATAATTGATATTCTAATTCTTGGCCTATTGAAGATTCTATGTTTAATAAATTTTTGCCTGCATTAGAAAGATTTTGCATTGTTAGGCCTAATGCTTTAGCTTTAACTAAACCTAATTCTAATTGGCCTGGAATACGGCCGTATTGAATTTGTAAATCAGCTGTTAAGCTACCAATATCTGATACAATTTCTTTGAATAATCCTTGTTGTCCTGTTATTCCTTCAATTTCTTTTGCAATTTTAGAAGTCATAACTAGTTGATCTGAGCTTTTATCTGCAATAGTAGATGAATAAAATTCATATTCCTGTGCTGCTTTGTCTGTTACACCTAATTTATCAGTAAGCATTCTTTGAGTATATAACATGCTTCTACCAGTTTCAGTAATTATGGTTTTTGCAGTTGTGAAATTTCCAATAATACCTTTAAGATTTAATGCATACTTACGCATATGACGGCCGCCAGTACCGAAGCTTTCAGCCATTTTGTCTAATTCATAGCCCATGGCACCAGCTTGTTCTATGTTCAATCCGTATTGTTTTTGCAATGCAGCACTACGCATTTCTAGCTGCATCATTGGTGCTGCAATCGCTTCGTATGATTTTAATAATTTATGATTTTGTTCGATTATCAGCTGGGTACCTAGAACAGTATTATTTTGTACAGACGTCAAAGATCCCAGAGCAGTTTTCATTGCCTCCAGGTCGTCAAATACAGATGCTCTTCCAGATCTGGGTAAATTTCTTAATTTTAATATGAGTTCAGAATTATCCATTACATATATAAATATTTACCGTTTATATTTTGGAATAGGTTTAGGTGGCCGTTTCACTTGGCTTTTAGAAATTTTTTCGGATTTTGCTGTTGTTATAGGAGGATTTAATTTTGAATTTATTTTTTTAACTAGATAAACGCGAAGAAATATTGGCATTGTATAAATGGTATCCCAATCCCATCTACCTTCTCCGTGCCACAATAATTCAAATATATTATCATGTAATTTTATTCGATCATTAGGTTTAAGTCCAAAAAAAGTCCGGCCCAATTTGAAACCCGGCAGTAAAGGTGCTCCCATCTTCACCCTTAAATTCTGTTGATCTATCCATTACCGGAACATTTTCTTCTATATATTTTCTGAATTTTTTTGCGTCTTTAGCTAATAATTTATATTTAATAAAATCATCTATAACTGATTGCTCTCGGTTACCATCTATTTCACGAATTAAATTTTTAAGTAAATCTGAAATTGTAGATTCTTCTCGAATATTAGATAATACGCCGGCGGTTGGAAATATAAATTTTAAAGAGAATTCTTCTGATTTGTAGTTAAATTCGCCATTATCATCTGAATCTAACTTTATATTAGTTATAGAAATATTATTCAGATCTATAATTCGTTGTATTGGTTTTTTAGTTTTAGGATCGATTACTGTTACTGGATATTCATGTCCATATGCTAATATCCTTGCTGATAATATCATTTTTTCTTTATCAGCAACTAATAATTCATTTATATTTATATCTGATGCACATAATGATTCTAATAATCTATCTAACACAATACCTTGTTTAATATATGACGTATTAGTTAAAATATCTTCATGATATGCAGTTGGGTATCTCATTTCTACAAATCCTTCCTTTAAAGGATGTGATTTTGGATATGTTTTTCCTTCACTAGGTAATGATATTGCTATTGTCGGTAATTTTGAAAATTGATCATTTTCATATTGTTTTCGAGCTTTAGTTACTATGTCTTTTGAACCAAGTCGATCGGTCATTCTACTCATTTTGTACTCCGTATAACTTTATTATAAATATAAAGGATATAAAAAATGGGAGAATAAATCTCCCATTATACTAATATATTTTTATTTGATTTTAAAATTGCTTAACTGCGTAGTCAAATCTTAATGTTAATGAAATTTCAACAGCTTCAGGTGTGCCCCAATCTAAAGATCCAAAATCTGCATTTGTTATAAATGTCCCCTTTAATTCCCATTCTTCAATAATTTCACCTAATGGAGATAATTGTTGCAATTTAATATTTTTCTTATAAAATGTAGAATACCCATCTCGTCCAGTTACTGATTCATGATGGTCTCGCACCCAATTCATTACATCTGCTGCTCCTTGGGGTGCAATTGCATCATATAATGTTACGGTGATTGCGTCCCATTCTGATTTACCTTTAACATAACGTTTAACGTTTATATGATCTAATGCAATTTCTCCGTTAGCTAATTTAGGTTTATCTGATGTTTTTATCAAATATGCTGGAATTCCTGATATTGACATAATAAACTGATTCTGTTTTTTTGGTTCCCAAGCATACGCTTTTTCCCAAAATTCAACTTCAGTCCCGAAATCTGTCAAATTGCCATTAACCTGATCTTCTAATGCCATTATATGTCCTTTTTTTAATAAATATAAACATTATAAAAATTTATTCACTATTCTGGAAAACTTGCGCCAGTAGCTTGTATATTAAAGTCTAATATTATAAATTCTGCTGTCCTTGTTGGTTGTAAAAATAATTGTCCATATAAAATATTTTGATCTATTGTTTCTGGGGTATTATTAGTAGAATCCATTACTACTCGAAATGCAGACAATCCTTGATCTCTTTTTACTTGTTCTAGATATGGATTAACAATTGATAAAAATGCATTTCTAGTAGCTGCCGTGTTTTGTTCAAATACTAAGAATTTAGTCGACGATGCAATAAATTTCTTAACCGTAATTAATAAACGACGCACATTAACACGATCTAAAGCACTTGGTCTTGCTTGTAGTGTCTTTTGACCCCAAATGCAAATTCCATCATTAGGGAAGTTAGCAATAGGATTAACACGTGCTTCATATAAGGTATCTCTTTGTTTTTGTTTAAGAGTTATATATGTATTTTCCACACTTGTTAAGGCTCCTCGATTTAAACCAGCTGGTGCATACCAAGGTGCTGCTACCGCATCATTAAACGCTAATGCTCCTGGTACTATTACAGATGGTGGTACCCATTGTGGAATATTTCCATCTGGATTTCTTACTTTTAACCATGGCCAATATGCTGCTGTATAATTATTATCCAATGTAGTTACTTGCGATTCAACGGTAGATATACTATCTGTTAATGCATTTGTATCCATTACATAAAATGTATCTTGTCTAGCTTCTACTAAATTTCTTGCTTTTGTAGTTACTGATGAATGTAAACTATCAATAATACCTGGTGTTATTAACATGTTAATATCATAAAAATCTGTATTCTCTAATAATGTAAATGCTTTGTTATATGCTTTGGTACCTGTTGATGTAGCAGAACTACAATCATAGCCAAAGGTATTTGCTGCAGTTATATTTGTTCCTGAATATTTTTTTAGGTTTGGTTTTGCGCCATCAAACCCTCCTTGTAATGGAACTATGAATTTTCTCGTTGTGGTTGCAACTTTAGTTGTAAATGTTCCACCTGTTAAAGAATCTTGTAATGATCCACTATATGCAGTGGCCAATGTTGGAAAATTAGCCGATCCGTCTTGTGTAACGTCTCCTAAATAAAAATCAGCATTACTTGCTGTTGTGTTTCCAGTTGATGGAATAGGAGCTAAATAATTTAAATTATTATAATTAGTAAAATCAAATCCATGATAATTTACAGCGTTATGACTTCCACCTGATGGTGTTTGTGATGTTACATATGAAGCAGATGCAAAATTAACATTAATATTAATACTAGCACTAGTTTCAAATAATATATTTGGTATTGGAGATTTTGGAGCTCTAAATCCAAATGGTATTAATGATTTATCATTAGTTCCTTCTGAAACTCCAGCATCAACAGAAACTCTTATAAATTTAGATAAATTTGAATAATCTCCATTTACGAGAAGATCTCCTGCATCAGTAATTGTTTGATATCTATCTCCAATTACTCTAGAAATATATCTAACCGAATTTGGATCTAAATTAACATTACGAAATGCCTCCAATGTTACTGGTACAGAATCTGTGTCGTCAATTTGACCATAAGGCGAATTAGGAATATTTGTATTATTTACTCTTCTAACAACAACATCAAATGTTCCATAACCATTTAGATCTGCAACTTCTGCTGCTATTTTAACATTTTCAATTCCAATCTTAACTTCATGATTTACAGATGTACCATGAGATAAAGTATGAAATTTAATCAAGTTTTTAGTAGTAGATCCAATTTTTTGTGATGTTATATATGGAGTTGCCGCAACACTAAAATCTGTTGCAACTGCATATGTTGGAATTGGTAATAATGAAACTATAGTATCAGTAGTGCTTACAATTCTATTTCCAAAAGCTTCTTTATCTTCATATTGAACATATAGAGGATAGTCTACTGATTTCGGAGATCTACCAAATACTTTTGTAATATATTTGTTACTATCATCATCAATTGATGCCGATATACCAACATCTTCTGCTACTAAAAATGATCCGTCAAAATTAATTGCTGAATCCGAACCGGCAACTAAAGATCCTGAATAATGTAATGAAAAACTTCCAGAAGTTGAATCTAAAAATAATAAACTTTTGGCAAAACCATCTGTAGTTACTGGTTGTGTAGGATGTAATACATGAGTAACTATAGGATAACCAAAATTTGATTGACTCATAGCCGGTTCAATAAGTGATGCAGATACTGAACCACTATATGCAACTACTGCCAATGCGCCATTGGTTAACGTATATCCATCTTCATATAATAAACGTGTTACATTGATTACATTTCCGCCATTTCTTAAATATTCATTAACTAGCATAGGAACATACGAATCTTTGGAATGTGGTCCAAATATTGATTCATATTCTCCAAATGATCTTATTTGTGTAGGTATTAATGCTGGTCCTTTTACTGTAGGACCTACTACTGCTGCACCTATTTGTGCAACTCCTGGTGCTAGAAATGATTGATCTACTTCGTTGGTAAATACTCCGGGCGAAACGATTCTTTCTGCCATTATGATACTCCTATATATATTTCTTTATTTATAAATATGTTATAACATACGTAAAATCACGAAGGATCAAATGTTCCTTCTCCAATGTTAATTTGTCCATCGCCGTATCGTTCTTTTAATTCAGCAAATAGTGACTCTTCTTTTTGTTTTAAATCTTTAAATTCTTGTAAATACTTTTTAGATTCATGTTCTAAATCTTCTAATTGTATTTTTAAAAATTCTCGCTCTATAGTTATATTTCCTATAGAATTTGCGTTATCTGCAAAATTCTGTCTCAAGTCTTGAATAGAATCTATATGAGATTTATCTAATTTCTGTTTCATAAAAATATTATATATAAAAAATATTAAATATCAAAATTTATTCTAAAACATTTTGGCTATTAACACTACCAGATGTGGATGGTGTTATAGTTTCATTATTTAATGTTGTATCATATGATACTTTTTTTACTGAATACATTTTTTTAACTGTTTCAATTCTAGTTTCTTGTGCTGATAATAATGTTCCTTGTACGGTTAATGGAATAGTAGCTCTAACTAATCTATCTTCACCTGCAGTATTTACTGTTTCAAAACTTATTGCTCCTAACATTGTCGTAAATTTATTTCCTTCATTTCCCCAAGCAAATCTACTATATGGTAAAATTTGATCTACTAAATCATTTAATTGAGTTGTAAAATCACACCATAACATCATATCATATTCAATATCAACATATTTTGGAATATCAACTACATATATTTTTTTTGAATTAGCTTTTTTATTAATAGGTATAGGAAATAATTCATCTTCATATCTATTACGTTCATTATATTTAGATCGATAAATTAATCGATTATCTACATGTGGTCGATTTACATCTAGATGATTATCTCGTTCTGTTGCTGAATTTCTTTTTAACATAATAAGTGGAGATTGTAACATTCCTTTTTCATCTCGTATATATCCTAATCTTCTTACATTATCCCATTTTTCTCCACTTGAATATATTACAGGAACTGGAATTAAATTTTTATTTGCGGTTACTTGCGGCTGAATTTCGTTTTCGATATACCATTTCATTGCATAATCAATATCATATAACGATCGTTTTGGTGATCGAATTACATCATCATCACGCCGTACTTGATCAGCTCGATTTAATAACTGATCATTTAATAATCCTTCTGTTTTTTTAGGATTAGGTTTATTAGTTTTGCGATCTATATTATTTCGATTTAATCTAGCCATTAGAATCCTTTATATGCAGGAGAATTTGTATTTCCGCCTGTTCTAATGTCTATTATACCTTGTGGTGTTTGTCTTGTAACATGTGCATTACATACAACAGATACACTATATCCATGTTCTGATCCATTTGGCCATGTATCTGGATTTTTACCAGTAAAATATTGATTTGCGTCTATATTATCTAATTCATAATATTCATTATCCCATGCAACGATATCTCCTATTTCGGGATAAAATCCAGCTTTTTCCAATAAATCTCTTGCAATTGCAAATGTAGCTGATCGAGTATATGTATGACCGTAATCATCCATATTTGCAGTTTTATCATCTTTTGTAACGACACATGGAATTAATATAGAATTATAATATGTTTTATTTTCAGACTCGCCATATATATTTGAATTACTTTGTTCTACAATAAGTTTAAAGAATTCAATTTCTATATCAATTATGGAATTAATCAGTTCGGAGTTAATAGCTGCTATAAATCTCGCATCTCGTTTTCCTCCAAAAAGTGCCATAATTTTCCTTATCCAACATATAAACGAAGTGGTATTTTAGCCATCATTTCATTTATTTGTGTTGCTTCTGTATTTTGTCTTGTTAACATTTGTTCTTTAGTCATTTTTTCTAAGAATTCACGAAGTTGTGTTATAAGCGATTCTTTTTCAGTTTGGCCTTGAGAAACTAAATCACTCCCATCTAATGTTACTTCTCCATTAGGGATAGGTACAGATGAATATTTACTTCTTACTCGGCCTAACATCTCTTTTGCTAATGCAGAACCATATCTAATTATCCACGCACGACCCATATCATTAATTGTATTATATTGTTGATATGTATATGGTATATTTGATGCATCAGATATAGCTCCCTTTGTTAATGCAGTGTTACCAAATAAAACTGCGTCATTTGCTTTATCTTCTTCGAGCATAAATTCAAACCAGACATTTTTAAAAAATGGTTCCATATTTGATCCGGATACAGTAGGAACTGGATATAATCGTATATCATCTCCATGTATATCAAATGTATAATGTGATTTTCTTATTCTGTCATTAAATTCTATAGTTTGTATTCTTAATAAATCTGCATGTAATGGCATTAACATAAAATTAACTGATGGAGAAAACCCTCCAAAATCAAATGCATCTAATAATTGTTGCGAACCTAAACCAGTTCCAACAAATGGATCAAAATATCTTATTAGAGCTGGAGGTGCATTATGTAATACTCTCCTTACTTCAATTCCATTAGACGTAGATAATGTAGTTCCTAATGCATTTTCCGCAGCTGATTTAAGATTATATGTTTGTTGTCCGGGAATAACATCAATTGATGCAGAATACCATTTAGTATATCCGCCTGACTCTGCTTCTGTACCATATGCTTTTGATAATTTAGTTATATATCCAAATGAATTACCAACAACAGTACCAGTAAATCCAGAATCATTCATAAAATCTGATCCTGTCTGTATTCCGATTGTATTTACTAAATTATTAACAATATTAACTTGATTAACTTGATTTGAATATTCAATCACAGCTGCTTCAAATGCAGTATAGAAATTTATATCTTGTAATTCAATATCCATAATAGGATAACCAATATGTTGTGCAGCATATTTTGCAAATTTATCTGCATGGTCCTGAAATATAGTATCATCATCAAAGAAACCAAAAGGTGTTTTACCAGCAGAAAATGATGAACTGCCTGGCCAAACTGGTTTATTTTCGCTATAATCCATAAGTAAACCTTATTTTAATATAAATATCAAGTATGTTAGAATAATTTAGTAAGAGTACTTTCCAATAGAGTCATATCTTTAAGAGTTTCAATTCTTCCGATACACATTTTACGTATAGCAAAAAATGTTTGGCGCGCAGGATATTGAGTCATTACTTTAATTGTTACTAATTCATGTTCCTTTCCTAAATCTTTTTCTATATGAACCATTAATACTAATCGTATTGCACGAATTCGATCTAATACATCTACTAGACGTCCTGTATATCGTATACGAATTTGCATTGAATATTTGTTTCGAGTGACTGCCATAATGTTATTTATATATAAATATATTTAATTAAAATTTGTCTAAAAACAAATCATCAACCTCTCTTTGTATTTCTTTATATGTTGCTTTGAGATTAAACATTAAATCTGCTTTATATTTTTCACGCTGGCTTCCGTTATAAAATAATATAACAGTTGGATAATATCTTTTTCATTATTATTCTTTTTTCTTAAAAATTTTTTCTAAACCAGAAATACCAAAACTTCCTAAAGTAATTATTACAAAAGAATTATAAATAAATTCATTAATAACTAAATCTTTACCGGTATATCCTGTTATTATATCTACTATTATCACAATAACCATTACTGCAAATGAAAAGAATCCTATAACAGATTTTTCATTGACATCATTTTTATCTTTAAATATATTTCGAAATGACATTTAATATTCCTTTTGATATAAATATCAAAAAAATCAGTAAAAAAGGGTGAATTAAAAAATCCACCCTAATATTATGATATTAAAAATTAAATTCTATAGAGTATTTAATCCTTTAACATATACTTTACCATAAAATTCTGGTCTAACAACTTTCTTAGCATATCTAGTCATAACACCTTTTCTTGGAGTGAAGTTAACTGGATCGTATACTAATGGAGTCATGATTAACGGAACATATGGTGAATAAACTGCTCCACATTCAAGGAACTGAGAGCCTCTGAAGCCCATCAATATAATGTTCTCTTTCATGTATGGATTTTTATATACAGTGTATCTATTATTGATTGCACCAATTTTCTGAACACCAGCGGCAAATTCTAATTTAGTTCCATCTGTGTCTGCTGCAAATCCTGGAATTGATTCTAGGATAGTTGCTACTGCAGGAGATGTTACTAAGAAGTTTGCACCACCACGTAAAGTCTTTTGGTGAATTTTATTTGATACTTTTTGCAGTTTAGTACCTAATGTTTGGAACCAACCACCTTGTGTATTATAATATCCACTTGTAGCATCTTCAAATGCACTTGTTGCTGAGTTATAAATTTCATTGTTTTGTGCAGACCAATACTCAGTAGTAGGTGCAGCTGAAATTAACATATCAAGTATTTCTAAATCAATTTCCATCGATACATACTCAGATAGCATTGAAGTTAATTCTGCTTCTGCGTCTATTGAATGATAAGCATTAAGATCTTGAGCGAACTCAGGCGTCCATACTGCTTTCAATTTACGTGTTTTAGCAACAATTGCTTCAGACTGCATTTCTAAGTTAACTTCTGGGATATCTACATCAGTGCTATACCCATTTGAGAATGATGTTCCAGCATCTTCAAAGTCGCCTCTAGTAATATCAGTCGGTTGTTTATGATAATTTACTGTTGTTGTAGAATTATCTATAAATTCACCTGAACCTTTTTTAACAACAATATCAATTTTACCATTACCAGCTGTACTTTCGTGTTTAGTATATGCATGATATATAGTATCAACAAATGATGCGGAAGATACAGTAAATGCTCTAACACCTTTTGGATCATATCCTGAAATAGAACCGGTGTTGATTTGCATTATACAATAATTAGCAGAAAAGCCTGATTCATCTGTTAATGTAGAATCAAAATTAACTGATGCTGATGTTATAGATGATGTTGTAGCTGTTACTGTTGTTGTAGATACATCATTAATTGAGTAACCAAATCTACCTGCACCATAAAGACCACCTGATGGATCTGAAGTTAAATTAGTAGCACCAAACATCGAGTCAGCGGATTCTGCAGAACCAAATGGGTGTGCGTTTGCATCTACTGGATCTGATTGATCTTGTGTAAATCCTGCTTGAGCTGTACCATATTTAAAATCTAAATAGAATACTAGACCCGAAGGAAGATTCATTGGTTGTACTGATACGAATTCTTTTGCTGCAAATTCAGCAAAGATTCTTCTTACTAATGGAAGTGCTACACCAGACCATTCTTCTGCTCCTGTGTTTGTTCCTGTTTGTGATGCTTCTTTTACCAATTGTCTTGCTTGGTTTTCAAGAAGCTGAGCCATTCCTGCTCTTTCTGTCTCAGATCTGAGACCTTCTAAAAGTCCTGTCTTTTCCCATTTATTAACATGCGCTAGCGCTTGTTTTCTTTGAGATCCGTCGGGACTTTGTAATAAGTTACTTAAACTCATTTTTTTATCCTTTTTTTTTAAATTAAATTAATCCTGCTAATTTTTTCCAACGATTTGCATGTTCAAATCCTTCAGACAAAATTTGCGTTTTTTCTTTAAACTTTTTAGATGGAGCTGTTGACGTACTAGGACGAGACGCATAAGATTCTTTTACAACACGTTTTTTAGCTGGTTTATTAAAACTTTCTGCTAATGTTGTGAATACTAATTTCGTTTCTCTAGTAGTTGTAGCTCTATCAAAGTTTTCAATTACTTTCATTTTTTGCGATTCTGATAACTCAAAATTGCGGAATAACTTGTTTGTGTAAAGAAGTTTTGCGTTTAAAAGATTGACTTCATTAATAACTGATTTTAAATGATGAATAGTTTTATATGAGTCTTCTAATGCATTTAAAGATTCTTTTAATTCTAAATTTAACCCATCATCATCTGCAGATTCTGCACTAACTTGTGCTTCTTCAACAACTTTTTCTTCTTCATCCTGATCATCTTCTGCAAGAATTTCGTTGATTATATCATCGATACTTTCATTTTGATAAAGTTCTTCTTCAATTTCAGGTTCAGGGTATTCTTCTACGGGTGAATCTAAAACTGGGTCATTTTCTGGTTCTGGTTCCATATCACTTTCTAATTCAGCAATAATTTCATCTAAGCCTAAATCGCCTTCTTCCATTCCAGCTTCACCATATTCTTCGTCAGCTGCTGCGTCATCCATTGGTTCGTCTTCCATCGGTTCGTCTTCCATTTCAGCACCAGGTGCTTCTTTTGACATAATATCTCCGTAGAAATCCATTTCGCCATCGTCATCAGTATCAATTGAAATATCACCAACATCTTGGCCCATTTCATCACCCATGTCATCCATACCCATTTCTCCTTCAGCATCACCCATGTCATCCATACCTGCTTCTGGCTCCATTTCTTCTTCATCTTGTTCTGCAAGATCTTCAGATAATTTAGCTGACAGCATGTTTTGGATTCTTGGAGCAAATGCTTCTTGTAACGCAATCTTTGCATTAGCCAATGCAGTTTCTTTAACCGCTTTAGCATCAGCAATCGCTTCTTTTAGCAAATCTGATTTTGCCATAGTTTTTCTCCTTAAATTTGTTTTTTGGAAATAAGATTATTTTAAATCTTAATAAGAATAAATAATTTTTTATAGACGCTATATAAAGATCGATAGCGTATTCTACAATAAATATAACTAAGTTTAAAAAAACAGTAAAAAAGCCCTAACATTGCTGCTAGGACTTTATATAATATAAAATATAAAATTAAAAATTATTTTGTATATCTTTAATTTGTTGTATATATTTTGCTTTACTAATTTGAGTTCGTCGTTTATTACTCGGCTTTATAAATGTTTGATTATCTTTAAAATTATCTAAAATTTTAGATTCTTTAATTTTACGTTTAAATGTTCTTAATGCGAAACTTAAGTCTCGATCTACTACGGAAACTGCAATTCCATTTCCTGGAACTATAGTTTTATGTTGTTTTTGTTTTTTAGTCATATAACTTATATTTTTAATTTTCTTTTTGGTATAACTGGTTTTGGTTTTTTAGATTTAACATTGAATCTAAAATGTTTTAATTCTGGTTTTTGTGAAAAATATCCTTGGATTTTTTGTGATTCATCTCCTGGATCATCTCCTAATCTAAAATAAAAATATCCAATCTTACCCGATTTTGATATAGTATGATTTATAATAGTAAATCCTTTTCTTTCAGTCCATTGTCGAATTTCGTCAGCAGTCGTTTGTGCTGCAGCAGGATCATTAATAATATATTCAACCCCCCCTCTATAATCAGAAAGATTATTTATGAGTTGTGCTTCTTCTATATCTTGCATTTCATTTAATTTTTTATATCCGAAATAATCTTGATACATTTTTTTGAATATATTCATTGTATTACCTTATAATATATATATTTTTTCATTAAACCAAATTAATCAACATCATAATATTTTTGTATTCCTCCAGCAATGTCTTCAAAAGCTGCAGCCATTCTGCGTTCATGAATCATTACTTCGTTCGCAGATTTTGTAAATTCATTTAATGCAGCATTTATCCCTTTAAATTGTCTAGATGCAGATACTCCATCTACTAAATCATCAGCTTCCTCTGTTACTAAACGATTTGCAGTTTCAACAACTTTGCTAAGATTTTGTATAACTTCTTTTAATTTACCAGTTCCATATACAGATTCTCCCATTTTTGAAAATCCTTTTAATGCATGACGAAAAGCCAGTTTTTCTTCTGTAGTTAATGGTGCTGGTTGTTCTGTAAATACAGTTTTCTTAGTTTCTTCTCTTAATAATTGTTGTATTGCTTTTATGTTACTTTTCATTTTAATATCCTACATTTTCCATCTTCACATAATATCGAAGTTATAATTTCATTTACTTTATTATATTTATTTGTTGTTATATGTTTAACTGATTCATTCATCGACTTAGGGCGCATAAATGCTCCGTGAGTAGATGGATTAGAAACAAAGTCCCAACATATTAATTCAAAATCTTCTTGAACTTCTACTACTCCTTCATTTCTTAATTCTTTAACAGATCCTAAACCTCTAGAACTAATACCCAAAACTATTCCAGCTTTAAATAAAGATTTTAAAATATTTCCAGATGGCGTATCTAAGACTTGTACTGTTCCGTTTAAATCATCACCATCCCACCAAACTTTTAAAACATTATGAGATACATTATTTAAATTAACTACAGATGATTCTGGATGATCTAATTCACCTAAAGCTCTATGTTGATCTATATATTCTTTTTTATATTTTTCACACTCCCTTAATAAAATATGTTTCGGATAAACCCGGCCGTTTTGATTTTTAGCTCCTGCTCTTTGTAATACTCCTTGTACAATAAATCCTCCAGGTACGCCATATTTAGCTCCATTTGCTTCATTTAATGAACCAATTGGTTTAAATTGCATATAATCCATGATTAGTTGTTTTGTCATATTACTCCCCTAATGCTCTAACGCGCTCTGCTATTTTAATTAATTTTTGTGATATTTTATTAAGTGCTTTTTCTGTTCTGGGCCCATAATTATCTCTTGACATACCAGATTCTGTTTTTAATTTATTAGTATGACTAACTAATGTTTCAATCTCTTTTAATTTTTTTGAAACTTCTTGAATAGTTCGTTCTACTTTTCTTTTAGGAGTCATTTTAGGGTTTCCATTAGAAAAGTTAGTATATGATTCAATTAAACGTTCATATTTACGATCCATTGCTTCTTGTACCGTTTCATATTTTAATTTTTTATTTTTCCAATTGGATCTTTTTGAAAATGCTGCAGGAATATTATATCCAGGCGTTGCTGCACTAGTAGACATTTCATTTGTTTGTTTATCTTCCCACACTTCATGACTTAAACCCGGGTGGTCCATTTCACAACTATGTTCTTCGTGATGAGACCCACATTCACCTTTATGTGCTTTACCACACATTTTACATATTGATTTAACTTTAAATAAATGTGGTCCTGCAGGAGTTAATTCATCAGTATTATTTACGTCGATATTACCTCCAGGTGCATATCCACAAGTACCTTCATGAACTTCGCCACACATTTCACAATCATGTTCTTCGTCTAATGGCATACCGTTATGATCTGAAATTCCGTCTCCATTTATGTCGTTTGAATATCCAGCTTGTATCATTTCTTTTGTTTTTTGTAATTCGAGATTATATTTTTCTAATTCTTCTTTAGCAGCTTTGATTTTTTCAGGAGATTCGATTTTTTCTTCTAACTCAACAAACTTATCTTCTATTTCTCGTAAAAATGATTTCATTTATTCACCTGCGTTAATTCGTTAATTAAATCCATATATCGTAACAATGATAAAACATGAGATTCTTTGATTTTCTTTTTATTTTCTACAGAACATAACATTTCAGATATTTTTTCTACTTTAATTTGAGTAGGCTTATCTGTTATATTAATTGCATATTCTTTTAATTGTTTTTTAATTTTAGGAATAATTTTTCCTATATATTGCTTAAAAGCATTAGAATCATTTACGCTAGTTATATATTCACCTAAAAGATTTTTTTGTGATTTTGATAATACACCATATTTTTTATTAAATTTATCAACTAATAAATTATATGATAGTAATCTCATATCTTCTGGTTGTTTTGTATATGACTCTAAAACTATATCTTTATTTGTTAATTTTTTAGACGGTATTCCATTTTCTACAATAATCAATTTACATTTCATTATTTGTTGTGGATTTGCGGATTCAGAATGTTCAAATAACATGTATATTGATGCTAAAACTTTATAATCATTAATATGAGTTTTTGAAATATTTTCAAATACAAAATTTTTAGAAATTTCTTTTACTAAATTATATCGCTGTCTTTTTAACACACTTTGATTTAATTTAGCATGTGCATTTTTAACGTTGCGTATAAATTCTAATGCATACGCTTCAGATTTATAATGTTCTTTTAATAAACTATTATAAAGTTGTAATTCTTTTGCTAATTCGGTATTTTTACCAAAATATTTTTTGATTATATCAATAGTCATGGACTTATCAGATGTCATTGTTTCTGATGTTAATTTTCTTACTAATAATTCAAATAGAATTCCGGTGTTTCTATATTTCGAATGTTTTAATTTTTTCATATTATACCGATAGTTTATTATAAATATATTTAAAAAAATTATTCTAGTATATTATCTTCATCTAACATAGTTCCAGTGTCATTATTTTGTTGTTTTTCTTTTAATGATTCTGTAATTATATCAGGTGTTTTATTATATTTATTTTTTAACATTTTTAGTAAATTATTATTTTCTGTAGTAAATGACATTTTTCTTTTGTCTGGATTTGGCCGGAATGCTGTTTTTTGATTATCAACATCAAAAGATTGTTTTAATGTTTTCTGGCCGGTTGCATCCCATCCAAATGCATTATCATGTTGTCCAAATTTAATTCCTTCTTTTGGACGGCCTCCCTGATCTTTTTCTTCTACTTCGTCAGATGACATATGTATTGACGCTAAATCATGAGGAGTACCATATGATACGCCTGTTACTGATGGATCATTTCCTTCTTGTTCTATTTGTGTTTGTCGGAATCTTAATTTAAGATCTTCTATAACATTAGTTCTTTCATGTAACCATTGTTCTTCTGACATATTAAATATATATTCATAAATATATTTGTCAGAAACTAATTTACTATCTTTCATTGTATTAGCTAATGTCATTTTTTCAGTCATTAACGCTACTTTTTGTTGATCGTAAATTATTGATGGTGCTGTTAATTCTAATTCAAATCCTACTAAATCTTCTCCTTCAAACCCCTGAGCATATAAATGAACTATAGCAATCTTAGTTAATTCAGATATCATTATTTTTTGTAATCGTTCTATTGTTCTAGCAAATCTAATATCCATGGATGCTAATGTAGTTTTGCCTTCAACCCCCTCATCAAATCCTAAAAATGGTTTTGGTATTTTAAGAGCAGCCATCATTTTATGTTTAACATAATCAATATCTTCAATACCAGTAAAAGTCATTCCTGGTAAAGTATCAATAGATGTTGATGACTGTCCTCCTCTTACTGGTAAATAATAATCTTCTAACATATTATTAAGATTAAATTTAAGATTATAATTTCCGGTAGCTGTGTCAATATGTGGTATCTTTTTCATTTTATTAATAACTTGTTCCATATATGTATCAACTTCATTTGGTGGAATGTTACCAATATCAATTTTAAAAATACGTTTTTCTGGAGCTCTCATTATACGATGAATTAACATTGCATCTTCTAACATCATTAATTTCTGAAATTCTTTTCTTGCTCCTTCGAGCATACTACGACCATATGGTAAAAAATTTGAATCTGATATCATACGGAAATGTGCCATTTCATAAACATCATATCCGGCATGGGGACTTGAAGCATGACGAAATTTTATATTATATTCACCTGTTTCTTCATTATATTCTTCAGTACGTTCTACTTCATAACTAGAAAAAGGCCTTGCGTTTACTATTCCTAATTCATCAGCAATATCTAATTTTAAAAAGAAATCGCCATATTTTGCCATATTCCTAATCCATGGCCACATATTGAAATCTATATTTAAAACATCATTAAATAAATTTTGAAGTATTTTTTGAATATTTGTTTTATTACATTTAATAGCCAATACTTCTCCAAATTGATTAGCTAATGTAGATTCGTCTGAATATATATCTAATGCCGAGCTAATTATTGGATCTTTATCCATCATTTCATAATCAACATATAACTGTATACGATTTTGGTTTGCATAATAATTTGAATCATACCCTCCATGACCACCGACTTTCCAACGATTAGATCCATGTAATCTTGTATATCGATCAGCTATTTTTGTTTGACTTATATTACCAGAAGACTGTAATCTATTGGTATCTACTACTCGTATTTTATCTTTACCATATGCTCGTACGATAACATTAGTACTAAATAAAGTTCGTAAACGTTTTCTTAATGACGCCATTTTAATATATTATTTTTTTTTATAAATATAACTAACTACAGAAGCCAGGTCAAATCTTCATCATTTGAACCATTATTCCATTTCCAGCCTGAATTCTCTGCGTTTGGTTTTCCTGTGTATATAACCGGATCTGATTTTTGTAAACGACTAATAGCTCGCTTATTTAGATCAATTCCTTGTTGTCTTAATTTTAATGATGTATCTCGTAACCAAAGGCCGATAGCAAAACTCATTACTAAATCATCATTATAACCTATTTGTGCTTGTGCTTTTCCATTTAGCCAAATAAACACAAATAATTCTTGTATTAACCTTTTACTGCGAATTAAAGGAGTCTTTTCTCTCATATACATTTCTAACGCAGATATCATTAATGGTCTGGTTCTACTAGTAGTAGATACTCCCGGTACCATTTTTGTTTTATCTTTAATGTCATAACCTTTCTTAAGATGTACCTCTAAATCTACATATCCATCGTCTTTATATGTATAAAATAAATTTTCATAATTTCTATCTAATGCTGGTTGAATTGCGGCCCATCCTATATTAGCATTTTCAATTGCTAGTAATGCATTATTCCATTCTGTTGCCACTGTTACTAGCATATTTCCAAAGTCTTTCGGTGGAAGTTTACCTTTATATTCAGCAACTTGTTTTATAGATTCAATTTCTATAACATGAAATGTAGACCAATCAGCACCATCACCCCGAGCGACATCAGCAACTACTACATAATCTTGACTATAATCCGGATATTCCCATATCCAATACGCATTGTCATACCCTCGTTTCTCAACAGGTTCAATACAATTATTTTCATATTCTTGCAAACATTTACCTTCTACAACAGTATGCCCGGATGAAACAAAATCACAATCACATTCCTGTGCTGCCCCCCTTTCTCCTAATAATTGGGTTTGTCTTGACCTCCATTCTTGATCTCGTTCTGGATGTACTGTCCAATGTAATTTTATATTATGCCATTCTGTATTTGGATTTGTTTCTCCGTCAACCCATGTTTTATGAAACCAATTTCCTATACCATTTGGGGTAGAAAGTACAATAGCCGATCCACCAGTTGATAATGTTGCTTGCGATGCTATCCATATTTCTTCTACGTTCCGGATAAATGCAGCTTCATCTACTATTAACAATGACAATGCCTCTGAACGAGCACCTGTTGTAGCAGAAGATACCGCTTTTATCTGCGATCCATTTTTAAACTTTAATGATAATTTATTATCTGCCTCTATATTACCTTTAAGCCAACTTGGTAAATTGTCATGCATTATTCTAACTTTAGTAACTAAATTTTTAGCTACTTCTTGTGTAGTTGCAATTACTAATGTGTTAAAATCTTCTTTAAATAACATACACCATAAAGCATAGCCGGCAGTCAATGTTGAAATACCTAGTTGCCTGGATTTTAAAATTACACTATATCTACTGTCTTTTAATTGAGCTAATGATGTTTCCTGAAAATCATATAAATTAAATTTTATTTTTCCTCTTTTTGGGTGTTGAATATAACAATATTGCCGCATAAAAAATATAGGATCGGCAGCACACATTGTATACTGCTGTCGAATTAAATCTTTTATATTTGGTTTATTAGTCATCTATTTTATAGCTTGTATGATAAATATACTAGTTACGGTTGTTGTTAATATTCCACCACTAAACCATAATAATTTACTATCATACCATTTTGGTTGAAGTCTTTTTTGACGTTCAACATATAAATTTATATTATTTTTTAATAATGTAATTTGTTGTTCTTTATATTCAAGTTGTAATGAATCTAATTTAATTAAATGATCTAAATCTTGAATTAATGATGATTGTTGTGATATCAATTGATTATTAATTGAATCTGTATAATATAATGAATCTAACGTTTCAGAGATATCATGAATTTGTTCTTGAGTAAAACATGTATCTACTTGTGCAAATGAATAATTGCATATAATAAAAAATAATACGTAAATCAACCATTTCATTTTTTCTTTGTTTTAGATATAATATTTTTCTTTGCTGCAGCTGCAGACTTTTTCTTTGGAGGATGTTTTGTAGCTGGCTTTTTGAATTTTGATGATTTTGTTTTTTGAATTTGTTTCTTTTTAGCAACAATTTTCTTTTTAACTTCAGTTTTTTGGTCTTCTACTTGTTCAACTTTTCCTTGCAATTTTTCTACAGCTTTTTCATTTTCATCGATTTTTTCATCGATTTTTTCAACTGTTTTTCTTTTTCTGAAAGTATTTAATGTAAGTATACCTAGTAAAACTACTATTATACCTA